CTCTTTACCTCGACATCTGGAACTGTCCAGAGAGCCCCCGCCCATCGAATATAGCGAATGGCGTAGAAGTGTTCGTTAGCATAGGCATCTGCAATGATGCTGATTGAGTTTCCAATCTTAATATCATTGTTTAGCCCTTCACCATCTGTTAGCTTGCGCGTGTCTCGTATGACATCTCCACGATAATGCTTCTCCGTGATGACGTCTTCCCACACGCCTTGCGCTGCCTCGGTAGACACGCCGTAACCGATAATGCCTGCGAACTTCGCCATAATGATGCTCTCCTATCAGACGTCGCGCGTGAACATCCAGTCAGCGTCGAAGTTGGTCGGGAAGTAGTAACCCGAAGCCGGGCTTGCCACAACCTCGATTGAAGCACCAGCAGCGATTGCAGTCTGTGCGCCTGCAGAAAGAACATCGCCCGTCTCGCCGTTGGTGTAAATAACACCAGTGGTGGCCACAATCGTAAGAACACCGGTGGCCGGGACGAAGGTCGGAACCGCAGGAGTAACCAGAGTACCACTACCACGAGAGAAGATCAGCGCGGACTTGTACTTGGTAAGAGCGCCCGACATGCGGCCCTCCATCAGGTACTTGTACTGGTTGTAGTCAATGTCGAAGTCGTCAAACATCGAGACCTGACCGCCCTTGTCGGCGCCAATGGTGTAGTCGCTCATGTTAACAAGAACTGCAAGCAGGTCTCCACCAGCAATGCTCGTGCTCTCCATTACGTCTACCGTGATGATCTTGGAAACACGGAGCGCGCTTTCAAGCTCGCCCTGGGTAGCATAGAGTCGGCGGCCCATCTTGTCCTTAATGAGAATAAGATCCGTGAGGAGATTCTCCGTGCAGAACATGGTGGGGTTTCCGGCACCTCGGTAAATGGGTCGAGCGCGAAGAATTGCTTCGACAAGGCCGTCACCAACAACGTTCGTCGGAATAACCACCTTGTGGGCGTAGAAGTCATCGTCGTAAGCAATCGGACGAATATGAGTCGGAATGACCTTGTCCTCATCATCAATCTCACGGCCATCACCAATAAGAATTGCCCGACCAATTTCCTCGTCAAGCATGATTCGCATTTCGCCCTTAAGGAAAGCAACGACATCCAGATCCGTAATATCAATCATGTCATCACGGTCAAGCTTCTGCTTCTTGTAGATGGTCTGAGGAGTAGTGACTCGCTTTGCAAGAGCAAAGAACTCGTCCTTCTTCATCGATGCCTTAACGTAACCTTTTGCTCGCGCAGTGTCAAGAGTAATATCGGCAGACAGCGTCTTAATGCGCGAGAAAGGAGACTTCCTAGCACCACTAATAACCGTGTTTACCCACTCAGTCCGGCGCTTAATGAGCTCCGGGGTGTTGTCAATCGACTTTGCATCGGGGAACAAGAGATCAATGTTCTCGATGCCGTACTCTACCGCGTGCGAAAGGAATGCCTCCTTGAACGTGTTACCGGGACGTTTAGCGTCCTCAACAATGCTGCTGAGCTGATCGTGCGTCAGTGTTGTGCGGGGAGCACTGCTGCCCTTACCGTGAGTCTCAAAGACATTCATTTCTTTGCCTTTCTGGCTGTGTTGGATGTAGTCATCATCTTCGTAATCGTCGTCGTAATCGTCGTCGTAATCGTCATCGCCCTGTTTCATTGAGGTGCGCTTGGAGTCAAGGGCCTCGCCGACAAGTGCGTAAAGAACGGTCTTTTGCTTATCACTGAACGTGTCAAATACATCTTTGACGGTTTCTTCTTCGTGCTGCAATTTACTCACGTTTTCTTCTTCTTCCTTTTGAGTTTTGTGCTCGAGTTCGAGCCCGGTATAGATATCGGCAGACTCAAAGTTTTCTTCGCCTTCATCGCCATGGGCCATGTTGACACTATCAATGAGTGCACCAGGGTTTGCACCAGCCATCACAAGACTTACCTCAACCAAGTTTCCGTGGATGACGTGTTTTGCTTTTTCCACAAGACGGTTTGCAAATATAGAGAGAGCATTAATGTCTCCGTGTTGCAAAAGCACCTTTGTGTCTTTGGCCGAGTCACTGTCGTTAAAATATCCGTAGGCATAAACGCCATCTGAGCGGTTTTCAAGTACCGCGTGTCCTAAGACATTTGCGGGACTGTCGTGTCGATGCTTCCAAACAAGCGGCACCTTCTTGCCGTCATGCTGTTTAAACGCATCTTTTACAATTGTTCGACCGTCAGAGCATTTCAAGCCGTTCTTAGTGGCGTAACCACTGAAATCAGCTTCCATTTTGAAGTCCTTCTTTCTTTGGTGGTTTCTCCTCAGGGGGCGGGTCTACAACAGCAGGCAAGTTCTTGTTACGGAGCTCGTCAGCTGCTGGTTCCTTAGAAGGTTTAAACCCTAGAATTGATCTAAGCTCGTTAGAAGTTAGAATCTCATTTCGAGTAAACTTGTCGGCGATCTCTGCGATGTCACTAACCGCAACAAGGCGGAATGGATCGCGGAGATACATAATTGTTTGCCTTTGAGTTCGAGCTGTCTTTGTAAGGAAGGTTCTCCTCATTGCTTCAGCAACAGCTCGCAACAAAGGTTCAATGGTTCGGTTGTGATAGTTGAGCATCGTCTTTTCATCGGCCGTGCCGTTAAACACTTCTTCGGTAAGACCCAACTCGCTATAAAGCTTTGCAGAGAGGAATTCAATCTGTGTTAGCAAGTTGTTTTCAGCTGGACGATTAAGTTGTGTAACACGCTCGGTTCCGTCAATGTAAGCAACACCATACTTAGAACCCTGAAGTTGAACTTCAAGATCTTTAGCTCGCCTTTCCGCAGTAGCCTGCTTTTCAGCAGACTTAATTACGTATGGCAGCTGAATGATGATGTCAAGTTTTCCAGAACTAGTTGCCTCGTCAACTGAGTCAAGTAGACTTAGCTTTCGAATCAGGCGCTGAAGTGTAGAGTTGGGTTCGTTCATCACGGCGTAAAGAGGGTTTTCTACAATGGCCACTAAATGCTTAGGCATTGTAATATCTTCGCGCTGCATGGTCTTTTCGTTGTAAAGACTAACCCTTACGTGGAATGGAGCCCAACTGACAATATGACCTACCCGCATTGTTTTAATGTCAAAGCCGCCAGATTTCTCTGGGTTTATAGTTGTATCTACGGGCACAACAGCTAAAACCCCTCTATCAAACAAAGTACTAGCTATGTCTTGACGAAAAGCGCTTGCTGCTTGATCTAGATTAGCTTCTACAGTTAGACACTCGTTCAAACCACTGTTAATAGTTTCCAAATATCTTTCGTTGTCGTCTTGACGCACGTGTAAGATTGGCACTGACGCAAAATCAATACCTACGCGCGTATAGATTGAGGCAATAATAGATCGCTCATTAGAAAAAGTTAGTCTGGGACGGTCAGGTCGAGTGCTGTAAGAGGCACCCGTGTTCCAAGGAGAAATTCGGTCCTTCTTGTCTTCGTTAACAAAGACGTTCCAGGCACTTCGAAATCTGTCTCTAATCGTCGGCATTACTCACCTCCTTTCTGGTTTAAATATAGAAGATTAAGAAGTACGCGAGCGCTCTTCAGAGCGAGAAACGTCTATGCCTTCCCTAGCAGACTTTATTGTTTGCCTAACGGTAACCGCGCCAGCGACAAATATAGCACCTGCTCTAACCCCAGGTGATTCGGTAATAGCAGTAACTGCGTTAAAACCTAAAGTTGCAAGTATGTTTGTTCCGATGTATTTAGCAATGCTACCTAGGTGGGCTCGACTAGCACTTCCTGTTTTTGCAAGACGCGCGTCTCCTCGATCGGCACTTTTGTTTCGTCGTGCCATTTGTTTTTGGCTTCGACTACTACCATCCTTACGGACACCCCACTTCATTCCTAGGACTCCGTAATGGGCTAAGAAGTCTTCTGTTTCATCTAATGTGGCCATTATTAGTACTTCCTTTTTGGGTCGTAACCGCCAACGCGCATGTTGGTTGCTACTGCGGCGTCGCCACCCATTTGGGAAGCTACGGTTAATGCACCAAGAGAAACAATTGATCGCATTGAAACGTCATCAAGCACCCTTGCTACTGCTTGAGACCCCATAATTGTGTAAGTGGCTCCTACTTTAATTGGGTGTGGCGCGTTTTTTAAAAGGTTACCCACAAACTTTAACGTTTTAGGGCTGCTTGAAACTGCCTTTAGGCTTGAAATTGCCGCATTAGCCCCAAGAACACCTAGTCCGGCTCCAGCAATTTTTCCCGCCGTCCTTACATAGGGGTTCTTTTTAATTGTAGCGTCGCGACGAGTTTTTTGAGTTCCACGAGCAACAGATATAGAGTCTCCACGCTTAAGATCTTTGTTGATTCTGTTGGCGCCTCTTTTGCCATAAACTTGCTTATCGCGTTTGTTTTGGTCTTCAGAATATCCTTCTGCTAGCTTTTTACGTGATCTTGAAAGTTGAGCGTCACTTCTACGGACACCCCACTTCATTCCTAGGACGCCGTAGTGGGCTAGATAGTTTTCAATTTCATTTGGTGTGGCCATTGTTGCCTCTTCTCTGCCAAGCAGGTGTAGTGGGCTAGGAAGTCTTCGGTTTCTTCTTGAATATACACTAGCCCTCCTATTCGAACGATTCTTTGTTTGCTTTGTATGAGACGTAGGCATCCATGAGGGCTGCTACGTTGTCAATCTTTTGGTCTTGCCGCATCTTTAGAAGTTTGCGGTTACCGTTAGTGTCTTCCATAGTTATTGCGTTGCCCATAGCAAAAGTCATTAGTTCTTGATCAAATATAAGCATCCTTTCAGACGCCATGATCTTAAGTTCTCCCAAAGGAACAGACTCCGTGCGAGCACCTTGAATGACTTTCTCAATTGCAAAAGGGCCATTCTCTGCTTCCCAGCGCGCAACAAACTCTTTTGCGTTGTAGGGGTCATAACCGAAGCTTCTGATGTCATACTGGTAATCTCTAATGAACTTATCAAGGTCGTCATAGACCTCCATCATGTCTAGGACTGTTCCTTCTAGAATATGGAGGCTTTCTTCTCTAATGAATTCATCATACTTCATTCGCATGGCACCAGGAAGTTTCATTAGCGTTAGCGATGAAATATAGCTTCGAGTTTTTACTCCGAAGCTCCCGTCACGTAATGGAAACATAAAAGTAAATGCACAGAAGTCATCGCCCTGAGAAAGGTCGGCTCCCATAGCGCAAGACATCTGCCAGAACTCTTTAGTACGATGCTTTAACGTCTCTTCATAGGTGAAGAAGTACGTGTAGCCTTCCATTGGGATGCCAAAGCGCTTAGCTAAAATATCATTGCGAGATGCCGGCGCTTTTTCCGCTCGTTCCACGTCTAGATGATACGCTTCATACGAGATTGTCTTACCAATGTTGGGTTGAGCCTTTGGCCACATCTCTGGATCAGCAACTTCATCAATAGTGTCAAGTCGATAATGCCAAATAGACACATGAGGGTTGTAATACTCGCCGCGAAGAATGTCAGCTAGTTCCATTTTGATTGTATCGCCGCTGCCGTTACGAACAGTTCCTTCTGATGAGATAGCAACGATCAAATAGTCGTCTAGCTTTGTTGCGCCCTGTTCAATGGCACCAATTACATCTTCTCGGATGTCTCCAGACAGCCACTCATCAATTGTGGAGATCTTTGGACGCAAACCCTGAAGTTTATTGATAGACATGGGTCGAACTTCAAGCAAAGAACCAGTAAGAAAGTTTTCAATTCCCTTTTTGGTCGACGCAAGCTTAACCCTATTAGACTTAGAGCCTGTGGTGTTCTGAAGAGAGCCTTCAGTAAGGAACTCTGTAAGCGGGCCTCGCGCGCGAGTAATGGCCGTTCTAAACGGAGACATAACTTCTTCAGCCTGCTTCATTGTGGGCGCTGTTGTAATCTGGTGCGTTGTAGATGTGTCAACAACAAGAAAGTAAGCTTGAACTAGCTCGGCGTACATCGACTTAGCTGCGCCACGCGCAACAATCAAGTACTGCTTCTTTACTAGTCGTTTTTTAACTCTCTTAGTTACATACTTGCCAGAATTACCGCTTTTACCTGGCTCGTATACAGGTCGAGAAACAAAGTAGTACCATCCAAAAATTGCTTCAGCCCAAAGTTTGAATGTGTCTAGAAGATGTAGATCACTTCCATCCGTAAGAGTCATTTCGGTTTCGCAGAACTTAATGAAACCATTAATGGCGTTGTCATCGTAATAGAAACTAGGGTTGGCGATGAGTTCATCGATGCGATTCATTTCAAGAGCTACCTGTTCGTTTACAGGAATATCGCCGCGTAGTACTGCATCTCGAAACCCTCCATAATATATAGGAGTCGCAGTGTTTGATAGACTCATTGCCAACCCTCCTTACCTATTCGTCTTTTGGCTTTGGTAGTTTCATTCCTGGAATTGGTACTTGGAACTGAGCTGGCAGAGTCCCAATAAGCGCCCCAACACCCTTAGTCATGTAAGCACTAGCGTAGGCAGTAGCCGTCTTTTTAGCAGAGTTACTAAGAACATCAGAAACAAATTTCTTACCTGCTCTGTTTGTTGCGGAACCAGTAAGAGTTGCATACTCTTGTTCCATCTTAATGCGGTTGATTTTGGATCTTAGTTGATCGTCAGAAGAAACGTTTACGCTTGCTTGGTCAAGTCTTTTTTGCAACTTTCTTGCAGCTTTCTTGTTTTCTGAAGAAACTTCTACCCTATCTTCGCCAACAGTTTTAATTGTCGTTTTTTTAGGATTGTAAGATACAGACTCTCGCTTTCCGGTTTTGTCATTGACAACATCAAACGTTTCTTTCTTCTTTTTTCTCTTGCCTGTCATTCGAGAGCGTCTGTTTTCTCGTGCTCTTGAAAGTTGAGCGTCACTTCTACGGACACCCCACTTCATTCCTAGGACGCCGTAGTGGGCTAGCTCGTCAGAGTCAAGTTTAATTCCGTGCGCTTTAAAAATATCGTCAGACGACTGAGACATCTTCTGCCTTCCCTTCCGAGTAGATGTTAAGACGCCATTCAATTTCGTCAGCCTGCTTTTTTAGAGCTTCGCTAGCAAAAGATGTCGGCGGCGGATCAAACAAGAGCTTTACTTTTATGAATATATATGTCTTTACTGAGTTGAGATTCTTATCGGCAACAATATAGGTTTCCCAGGTGGTTGATGTGTCTTCAATCTCGAAACCACTTACGGGGCCAACTCCAAGTTGCGTCAAAGTAGCAAATGCAGAATTGATGTGCATGATGATTGGAATATCAAACTCGGTGTAGGACTCTTCAATGTCAAGAGCCAACTTAGTTTTTGTCAAGATGCTATCGGTCATTGAATCCTCCTTAAAATATCACCATAGTCTTGTGTCTCCTGGCGTTCGATCTTTATGTGGCTTTGCGAGAAGCTTTTTGTCACCATAGTGGATAGCGTTGTGTGTTCTGTGTGTTGTAGTAATTAGAAATTTGGGGTCTAGAATATCATCACGAGAATCAACAAGATCTTCCGAAGCCATCGGGTTCATGTGGTGTATAATAATCTTTTCAAATATCTCATGGTCTTTAAGACCCAAGTCGTTACCAAGATCTCGAGCAATTACTTGCTGTCTTACTTGTCGCCATTCAAATGATGTATAAAACCTTTGGTTTAAATATCTTTCCCAACCAAAAGTGGCTCGCCCAACTTCTCCTCCAAGTTTTAGATACTCGTATCGCTCTTCAAAAGTGTCTAGTCTTTTGAGCTCAAAATATGTTCTAATCCTCATAGGTTTCTTCCTCTTCATGGCCTTGGTATTCTCGCATGGCACTAATTGCTTTGCCATAAAGCTCTTCCACGCGCGCGCCTGAAGCATAAGACTCTGCTTTGATTTCAAGCAGCTTTACTTCTCTCGCTAGTTTTTCTTGCTCTAGTTTTTCGCGAGTAGTGCCCAGCTTTAAATAGTGAGTAATTGTTTGAGAAGAAGCAGTGCCTTTTATAAGCTGGTCTTCTGCCAGGTCTACAGCCAAAGAAATTAATTGCCGCTCTCTGGCTTCAGGAGTTGTAGCGGGTGGTCTACGTCTTTTTGTTGGTTCTGAAGAGCTTTTAGCATCCGCCATCTATTCTCACCTCCTGTTTAAATATAATGCGGGGGCCTCCGAAAGGGGCACAAGTTCCCTGCGACCAAAAGGTGCGCAGCTTGAAAGGAGTGGGCCATGAACAAACCCGTAAAAAGAAACTTGTACCCCGTTGAGAGACCCCCGCAAATATGTTTAGCTTACTGGCAAGATTCGCATTGGAGTTTATCCATTGGATCTTCTGGCACTTCGTATTGTTCTTGTTCCTTGTCCATTACAAAGCTCTCTGGTTTGCTGCGTGTGCCCGAAAAAGAGCACTGCGCATGATTGGTCCAGGAGTGTTGTTGCCAACATAGCCGTAACGTGCGCGCAACCACCTAGCAATTGCTCTCCACATTACTGGTCCAAGAACATCGTTGCCTATGTAGCCCCAGTTCTTTCGAAGGAACTCTGAGAAACCCTTGGCAGACTTAGGTCCCCAAATATCATCGATTGCTGTGTTTGCACCGTAAAGATTGGCAACCTTTTGCAAACCAGTTACTGAAGAAAGACCAAAGGGGTTAGTCGTTGGCTTTGGCTTTGGCTTTGGCTTTGGCTTTGAAATTTCTGCAAAGAATATAGCATGAGCTTTTTGAGTGTTTGGCCCCCAGATGCCGTCGATCTTATCGGTATACCACCCACGGTTTTTCAAATATGTTTGGTACTGCTTGTACGCCTTTTTAGTTAGAGGACCCTCTATTCCGTCTTCAACCAAGGACCACCCCCTGGAATTTAGAAATTGCTGGCGGTCTTTAGTAACGGTGTCTGTCTTTGGAGTGGCCTTGCCAACGAACTCAAAGTGTACGGGGTCACCACTAGGATATGGGTGGCTAAAGCCATACTGAGCAGCAATAGCGGCAAAGCGTCGCCAGTCTCCAATATCAATCGCAATGCCTCCAAACTTTACATGGTTAGACGAGCTTGCTGGCCTTGCTGGAGGGTACAAAAATGGGGGGCGATTGGCTCGTCCACCTCGGTCCCATCGATTGATCAAAACCTGCTGTGATGCTTCAGTTCTCGCAGCAGAATTTACTACAAAAATACCATGATCGTCTTCTGCACGATTGAACGCTTGCGCAGCGTCAGACCTTAGTGTCTTTCCTTTATGGTTTTTAAGTGAAGCCATGGTGATTCACATTCCTTTCGATAACATTCATGTTAGTTTTCCCCCCGGAGAATTTTTAGGG